ATTGCTCTTGGCTTCTCGCTGACGGAAGAGGCAATTGAGGACAACCTCTATGACTCCCTGTCCAGCCGGTACACCAAGGCTTTGGCCCGTGCTATGGCTTACACTAAGCAAACTAAGGCTGCTTCAATCCTGAACAACGGCTTTGACACCAACTATGACGGTGGCGATGGCGTAGAACTGTTCTCGACTGCTCACCCCCTAGTTTCTGGTGGCGTAAACAGCAACGAACCCGCAACTCCTGCCGACCTGTCTGAGACCTCCCTTGAGGCTGCTGTTATTCAGATCGCTGCTTGGACGGACGAGCGTGGCCTGCTGATTGCTGCAAAGCCGCGTAAACTGATCGTTGCTCCTTCCAACATGTTCGTTGCGACTCGTATTCTTGAGACGGAACTGCGTGTTGCTACGGCTGACAACGACATCAACGCTCTGAAGAGCAATGGTTCGATCCCAGAAGGTTACACCGTTAACCACTTCTTGACCGACCCAGATGCTTGGTTCTTGACAACTGACGTTCCTAACGGTCTGAAGCACTTTGTTCGTACCCCGATGGCAACATCGATGGACGGCGACTTCGACACCGGTAACGTCCGTTACAAGGCCCGTGAGCGTTATTCGTTCGGCTGGTCTGATCCGCTAGGCGTCTTCGGTTCACCCGGGGCGTAATGTTGTAAGAAGGGGGGTTGCAAAGCCCCCCTTTTGCTGTATTCTTTAGGGACTAGGATTTTTTACCGGCACAGACTGACCTAGCAGACTTTGTAGAGACTGCGCCGGGATGTGCTACAACACAAGGAGCTTATAATGGCAACAACTACCTTTTCCGGCCCAGTTAAGGCTGGCACTATTAAAGATACAACCGGCACTACGGTTGGCACCAACGTAGCAAACGTAGGTTACGCTCTAATGGCTCAATCTGCTTTGATTGACATCATTGGCGCAACTTCAAACAATCAAGTTGTAGCAACGATTCCTGCAAACTCGCAAATCGTTGACGTTATTCTGAACGTCGCAATTGTTAACAACGACTCCGGCACAGCCGCCGTCGAAGTTGGAACCTCTGCTGACTCTAATGCGTTTATTCCAAGCACTAGCGTTAAGACACTAGCAACCACCCGTGGAACTCTGGATACCGAAGCAACTAACGTCGGTACTACAGATCTGCAAGTTTTGGTGGATTTTGCTGCTCAAAACGGAGATGGCACAACTGGTTCAGCAACGGTGACTGTTCTTTATATTCAGAACAACAACCTCTCTTAATTAGGAGGCTGACATGGCTTCCATGCAATATGATGTATTTGGCACAAAACCGTTAACGTCTACTGGTAATTTTAAAGACCAGAACAATAACGACATTAACCGAACTCGTATCAAAACTATATATGCGGTAAATGGTACGAATGCTGGTTCTGTTGTCATTCGTGAAGGTGGCGCTAGTGGAGATATTGTGCTTACCGTAAACACTGCTGCAAGCGGTACGGCTGGATACACCATTATCCCGTTACCGGGTGAAGGTATTCTAGTCAAGACCGGTACGCTGCATGGCACAGTTACTGACACTACCTCAATAGTACTTTTCTACGGATAACCAAACAAATGCAAAATCAAAAAGGTTACACGTTAGCAGGCCATAAGATCTTTTTTGGTATCCCTGCTTACGACCACAAAGTTTCACTTAAACAAGCCATTTCTTTGATGCGGTTTGCCCAGCAGGCGCCGCAGCATGGGATTGATATTACTGTTGGAAGTATTTGTGGGTGTTCGGTGGTATCACGGGCACGTAACCTCTTGGTTCAGGATTTTTTGGAGTCTGATGCCACGGAGTTGATGTTCATAGATTCAGACATTAACTTCCAGCCAGAAGACATTATTCGTTTGATGGCTTGGGTAACTGAGGAAAATATCGACATTGCTGCCGGTATCCCGTGTGCCCGTAAGGTTGAGAAGACCTATATCGTCAAGTTGGATGAGGACGGCAACGGGGTCACGATGAACGGTATGGGGCTTGTCCGTGCACAACGGGTAGCTACTGCGTTCATGATGATTAAGCGCTCTGTAATTGAGAACTTGGTCAAGGACAACCCTCAGTGGCAATACTGGGATGAGAGAACCGGACGCTCGTTGTCAGCAATATTTGACTTTGCCGTTAAGGACAACTCCTACGTTGGTGAAGATTATCTGTTCTGTGATCGTGCTCGTGAGGCTGGTTATCAAGTTTGGGTAGACCCCACCATTAAGTTAGGCCACATGGGAACCATTGAGTACGAGGGTGACTTTGGAAACGAAGCCTTCTACCCACGGCTCGTTAAAGACGAGAAGATTGCAAATGGCTAAGACTCCTGCGTGGCAACGCAAAGAAGGTAAGAACCCAAAAGGTGGGCTAAACGCTAAGGGGCGGGCATCGTATAACGCTGCTAACCCCGGTAAGCCCGGTTTGAAGGCTCCTCAACCAGAAGGCGGAGCACGCAAGAAGTCATTCTGTGCCCGTATGACAGGTATGAAAAAGAAACTAACCAGCGCCAAAACCGCTAATGATCCAAACAGCCGTATCAACAAAAGTTTGAGGGCTTGGAAATGTTGAGTGTTAAACGTGATTGGGGGCGGATACCCAAAGCGCCCAATGAAGAGGGAAACTACCGGTGTAGTAAATGCCGAGAGTACAAGCCCCCGTCAGAATTTAACAAGTCAAAAACCCAAAAGTCAGGATTAAGTTATGCTTGTCGTGCGTGTATGAAAGCAGAGGTTCGTAAGTACAATCTACCGGCAAAATATGGCATAACTACAGCACAGTTTGCAGAAAAATTGTTAGCCCAAGGTGGTAAATGTTCATGTTGTGGCAATCAATTTCATTTTGACGGTTATAAGGCCGACCGCCCCTGTGTAGACCACAATCACAATACCGGAGAAGTTCGTGATTTACTTTGCGGTAAATGTAACTTAGCGGCAGGTAATGTTGGTGATAGTTCTGAACGTGCCAAGCAACTTGCTAGCTATTTAGAAAAGTGGAAGTGCTGACATGGAACAGTTTTTCTTAGTTGGGTGGTCTGCTTTATTAACTGCTTTTGTGGCAGTAGTAGGGTTTATAGCCCGCGAAAAGAACGAGAAGTTAAAAGATCTCGAAGATAAAGTTAACAACGCTAGAGTGGAGGTGGCCCGTGAAAACGCTACTAAAACAGAAATTGCACAACTTGTTGAACACTTTGACACAAGGTTTAATCGCCTTGAAATCAAAATTGATGGCCTTATTTCGAAGGGGTAAGTGATGTCTGACGATAAAAGAGTTGAAGGTCGTACCACTTATATAGAAGAAAACATGCCGGATGGCATGTTAAAAAGTGCTTTGCTTGGTGTTAGCCGTATGGCTGATAAAGTAGGTTTAACCCAAGAAGACAAATATAAGGGTAAAACCAGAGCAGAAGTAGCTAAAAAATCTACGCCCGAGAAAAAGCGGGCTGGCGGTGTTATTAAATCTTCAGCCTCCAAACGTGCTGATGGCTGCGCAACTAAAGGAAAAACTCGTGGGAGGATAGTGTAATGGATAATTTAAAACCTGTTGACGCGGAACGAAACCCCGGTCTTTCTAAATTACCTACCGAAGTACGTAACAAAATGGGGTATATGAAAAAAGGCGGGCAAGTAAAGTCTTCTGCTTCTAAGCGTGCTGATGGTTGTGCTCAACGGGGTAAGACCCGTGGGAAGATGGTCTGATGCCAGCCGTCTCTAAAAAGCAGGAAAAATTCATGCAAGCGGTGGCTAATAACCCAAAGTTTGCAAAAAAGGTGGGCGTACCAACGTCCGTAGGTAAGGAATTCACTAAAAAGGAAGGTGGAGTCATGAAAGAGTCAAAGGCAATGATGAAGAAGGAAGTGTCCTTTATGAAGAAAAAAGGCGCCCCCAAGTCTATGCTTAAGCATGAGATGAAAGAAGCCGGTATGAAGAAGATGAAGTCTGGTGGGCTGGCTGGTGGTCACAAGCAAGCTGACGGTATTGCTAAAAAAGGCAAGACCAAAGGTAAGCAAGTTGCTATGAACAAAGGTGGGATGGCCTGTTAAATGAGACCAAGTCGGGGTATGGGGATAATTAATCCCTCTAAGATGCCAAAGGCTAAGACGATCAAACGTAAGGATGATCCGAATAAGGTCAAAGTATTTAAAGAGGGCGGCGAGTCTCGTGTAAACGAAGCTGGTAATTACACCAAACCCGGCATGCGTAAGGGCCTGTTTGAGCGCATCAAGGCTGGCGGCAAGGGTGGTGCTCCGGGTCAGTGGAGCGCCCGTAAAGCCCAGATGCTGGCTATGCAATATAAAAAATCTGGTGGCGGGTACAAAGATTGAAAGCCCCTCAAAAAAGTCTTAAAGCATGGACTGAACAAAAGTGGAGAACTAAGAGTGGCAAACCATCTACGCAAGGACCGAAGGCTACAGGGGAAAGATACCTCCCTTCCAGCGCCATCAAAGCGCTCTCCCCGCAAGAGTACGCCGCGACCACCCGAGCCAAGCGAGCCGGTAAAGCCGCAGGAAAGCAGTTCGTCGCCCAGCCTAAAAGGGTGGCTAAAAAAGTTGCTCCGCATAGGAAAATAGGATGAGTACAACAGGCACCACCAACTTTAATCTGCAACTCAACGAACTTGTTGAAGAGGCATACGAGCGTGCCGGTGCCGAGTTGCGTACTGGATACGAGTTACGTACAGCCCGTCGTAGCCTGAACCTATTGACTATTGAGTGGGCCAACCGGGGTATCAACCTTTGGACTATTGAGCAAGGATCTATCCCTTTAAATCAGGCACAGATTACTTATGCTCTACCTATCGATACCATTGACTTAATGGACATGGTGGTACGCACCGACTCTGGTCTTATCAGCCAGTCGGACATTAATATCAATCGGATCTCGTCCTCGACCTACGCCACGATACCCAATAAGAACGCTCAAGGACGCCCAATTCAGGTTTGGATTGACCGGCAAAGCGGGGCCTCAAACCCCACCAACATTACTTTAGGTAGCACTATTACCTCGTCTTCAAACACAATCACGCTCAGTTCTGTGGTTGGATTGAACTATGTAGGCTTCATTACGATTGGTTCTGAGACCATCGGGTACAACGAGATTTCTGGCAATGCCCTGCAAAACTGTGTTCGTGGCGTGAATAACACGACTGCTGCTGCACATACAGCGGGTGCTGCGGTATCGGTAATTAACCTCCCCAACATCTGTGTTTGGCCTAGTCCGGATCAAAGCAACTACTACTCGTTCATATATTGGCGCCTACGCCGCCTGCAAGATGCGGGTAATGGTATGCAGACAGAAGACATACCTTTCCGTATGCTGCCCTGCTTAGTGGCTGGATTGGCGTACTACATTGCCATGAAGATCCCAGAGGGTGCACCACGTTTGGAGATGTTGAAGGCGGCCTATGAGGAGCAGTGGCTACTTGGTTCAAGCGAAGACCGGGAAAAGGCTGGGCTGCGGTTGGCCCCACGGCAGTATTTTTATTAATAGGTGAACTATGGCGGGTCCAAAGTTTGCTTCTGGTAAATGGGCGATAGCGGAGTGCGACAGATGCGGGTTTCGTTACAAACTGAAGGAATTGAAGAAAATAGTCATAAAGACCAAAAACATCAATTTGCTGGTTTGTTATACGTGTTGGGAACCGGATCAGCCACAGTTACAATTAGGTATGTACCCCGTGTACGACCCACAGGCTTTACAGAATCCTAGAAACGATAAGTCATATTTACAGGCAGGTTTAACAGGAACACAAGTTGAAAACATTAATCCGCCAGACCCAGACGCTTCAGATGCATTTGGTGAGCCATCTGGGGGTAGTAGGATTATCCAGTGGGGGTGGAACCCTGTTGGGGGCGCAAGAGATAATGGGCTAACACCTAATAACTTGGTAGCCCAAGGTAGTATAGGAACCGTAACAGTAACTACTTAAGGAGTAAAACATGGATATGAAAGCAGCATTAAAGGCACACATGAAAAAGAAGGGCGCTAAGGCTCATCCAGATGCAAATGTGAAAAAGTTTGCTAAGGGTGGCAAGACTAACGCACAGATGAAAGCAATGGGTCGGAATCTGGCAAAAATTGCCAACCAAAAGAAGCCCATGTCAATGGTTCGTAAAACGGGGATCTAATATGGATACGCCAGTCAAACAAGTACCAATTGTGCCCAATAACAATGGGTATCCTAACAACGTGCCTAACACGCAAACCCAACGGACTCGTGGAACTAAAAACACGACCCGTGGAAACAGCCATTCCAAGAAGATGGGCTAAATGAACTACACCGAACTAACTGCTGCAATCAAGGCTTATTGTGAGAACGACTTTCCACAGGTAGTGGGGTCGGGCGGTCTTACATCGGCTGAACAGATAGCAACATTTGTTCAAAATGCTGAGGAGCGGATTTATAACTCTGTTCAGATCCCAGCCATTCGTAAAAACATGGTTGGGGCTACAACTTCCGGCAATAAGTACTTAGCATTACCCCCGGATTGGCTCTCTACATTCTCTTTGGCAGTAGTTTGCAACGCGCCTACTACGCTTCCTGATGGTCGAGTTTTTGCATCCGGGGACTATCTGTACCTTCTGAACAAGGATGTGAACTTCATTCGTGAGGCATTTCCAAGTCAGACGGATACGGGTTTACCCGAATATTATGCAGTTTTTGACTACAACACGTTCATCCTTGGGCCGATGCCTAACTCAAACTATACGGTTGAGTTGCATTACTTCTACTACCCAACTTCAATTGTGTCGGCTGGTACGTCTTGGCTTGGCGATAACTTTGAGTCAATACTTCTGTACGGCTCCCTGCTTGAGGCAGCATCGTTTATGAAGTCTGAGGCTGATGTGGTCAATATGTACAAAGAGCGCTACAACGAAGCCATGCTGCTTCTCAAACAGTTGGGCGATGCCAAGGATCGTCAGGATGCTTATCGTTCTGGTCAGGTGAGGTACCCGGTTAAATGATCCCTGATTTGTCCGGTAAGAAGATCGCCATCGTGGCTATGGGCAAGTCCCACGGTCAGTTTGTGCTAGCTAAAACCCACTCCAATCCGATTGATGAGGTCTGGGCAATCAATGCTATGGCAGGCGTGGTGTTCCATGACAGGGTGTTTATGATGGACCCGGCAAGCCGGTTTCTTGACTCAGAGGATGCTGGCACCCAGACGGGGATTATGCGGTCTGTACTTAAGAGCCATCCCGGCCCAATCTATACCTGCGAGTTAGATAGTCGTTGCCCGGGTTTGGTCGAGTTCCCGCTTGAGGAAGTCATGAACGCCTGTGGTACGGGGTACTTCAACAATACGGTAGCCTACGCTATTGGATATGGCATTGCAGCAAAAGTGGCTGAGATGCACCTCTATGGTATCGACTTCTCATATAAGAAGGTCGTGCATTTTGCTGAGGCTGGAAGGGCTTGTTGTGAGTTCTTATTGGCTAAGGCTATGGAGCGCGGGATAAAGGTTGGGATTGCCCATGAGTCTTCTTTGCTGGATAGCAACGAGCCAGTTCAGTCAAAACTCTACGGATACCACCGTCTTGCTGACCCCTTGGTTGTTGGGATAGAAGATGATAAGTTCGTGGCTAAGAAGTTTTCAGAAATTAAAGAACCAGAAGCGGCGTATGAGTACCGTGCGCCAGAGGCGGTGAGGACCTAATGTTTGAGATAAAGATGGGGCAGATCTATAGCCCGATGGTCAAAACCAGCGAGTTTGGTGGATTACCGCTAGAGGATTTGGCTGAGGTTTGTGCCGACAAGATTGTGGGGGTGGCTGATTCTGCCCCTCCGGCTATCCGTGAGCAGGCTAAGTATTTTAGAGAACAGATTGAAAAGACAATTTTTGAGTATTTAAAGAGAGCAGCGCAGTCCGAGAGGGCTACCTGTATTCAAGTTTGTGTACAGGGCGGGGAAGAAAAAGCCGCCCATTTATTAAGGAGAAGTTAAATGGCTTTCACCGGTAATTTCATGCCAACATCTTTCAAGGTTCAGA